GGAATGTTGAGCATCTTGAGATTATGGTTGCCAAAGACTTCTGGACTACAGAGGATATGACTGCGGCTAATGCTGCTATTACTGCTGGTCAAGGTTATACAGCGTAATATAAGGACAATTTAATATGCTTGCATACGGCGCACTAAGTGAACTAGCTCTATCTTCACTGCCGCCAGAAACCTTTGATGTTTCTGCGAGTGTATCCGGTGCGGGTAGTCAAACAGGTACAGCGACTGCACGAAGACTAGCAGCAGGTTCTGTAACAGCATTTGGTACATCATCTGCGACAGGCTACGGCTTATTAAATGCTGAGACTATTGTATTCGGCCTAGCGTCTACTACCGCCTCTAGTATCCGTGTTCAATATCCAACTGCATCTGCGTCAGGTGCAGCAACAGTAGCAGCAAGTCCTGTAAACATACAGCTTTCTACAGCAACTGTTTCTGGTGCTGGCACTACAACAAGTGTTGCAAATGCTATTAGGCCAGTTACTACAAACATTTCTGGTACTGCTACATCTGCACCAGCGGGTGGTTCGTTTGTAGCAAACCCAACACCAACAGTAAATGGTGTAGCCACAACTGCTGGTACTGGCAGGTCTGTACAGCCTATTTCCGCTACTGTACAAGCGGATGCTCAGATTACAGGCAATGGGCTTAGAGTTGCAGATGGTCATAGCACAGTAAATGGCATAGCTACAACATCTATATTGACCATTTTAATACAAGGTGCTTTTGGTAATTTACTTGGGTCAGCTAGTGCCTATAGTTCTGTAAGTGCATTTAACTACTTTAATTTAAGAGATTCATACGATACGAAACGTATAGTCTATGTTGAAAGACAAACCTCATCAACAGAGAGGACTATTAGAGTTAGTGCAGATGTACGTAGCTTTACCATTGAAAGAAAACAAACCACATTTGATCGCACAGTTAGAGTTGCAGCATAGGAGTAAAAAATGTCTTTTCGTTGGCCTAATAAAGACCCAGATGAATTGCTGGACTACAGTGTAGACTGGTCTAGGTTTCTTGGTACAGGTACTATTAGTAGCGTAGTATGGTATGTTAATAATGCTAGTGGAGTTAAGACTGTTCTTACGCCAACAGGAACAGTGCATAACCTACGCAGTGTATCACAGACTATTAGTAGCAATAACCAAATTGCAACAATCTATTTAGCAAATGGAACTAATAATATTCAGTATACCATTTTCTGTCAGATTTCAGATAACACAGGTAATATTGCAGAACGTAGTATTAAACTTAAAGTGAGAGAAAAGTAATGGCATATGATTTTTTAGGACTGGTAAATCAAATTAACCGTAGACTTAACGAGGTAGAACTTACTTCTGCTAACTTTGCTACAGCTTCAGGTTTTTATGCGCAGGCAAAAGATGCAGTAAATGCCGCTATTCGTGATGTTAATCAGTATGAATATAATTGGCCTTTTAATCATGTAGAAGAGGAAGATGTTCTTACTGCTAACATTACTCGTTACTCATTTCCTTTCGATGCAAAGCTAATTAACTTTAACACGTTTAGAATTAAAGAAGATGTGGCACTAGGCAATGCAACAAAAAAATTAAAAGTAATTGCTTACGAAGACTATCTAAATAACTATATTGGCTACGAATATGATGTAACTAATGCGTCTTCTGCCCTGCCTACTTTTGTATTCCAATCTCCGGCTGAAGAATACGGAATGGTTCCACCACCAGATAAAGCATACACTGTAGTTTACGAATACTACCGTATGCCCGTAGATTTGATTTTAGACACGGATGTACCTACTATTCCTGAAAGGTTTATGCACGTCATTACGGACGGTGCTATGCACTATGCCTATTTGTTTAGGGGTAATTCACAAGACGCATTGATTGCTAAAGAAAAGTTCCAAGAAGGAATTAAAAACATGCGTTCAGTGTTAATTAATCGGTATGATTATGTGCGTTCTACTGCATTAGGCACTCAGGCTAGCTTTATTGTTAAGGTGTAAGCATTTAACACTTGACAAATGCGTTTAAATATGTAAAACTATAGTATAGGAATTAAGTAGAATGCCAGATTCATGGAATACATTTCCCATAGAATTTAAAGAAGGGCTAATTACTAACCTCAGTCCATTACAGCAAGGCATGAATCAGCCGGGTAGTGCTAGAGTCTTAATTAATTTTGAGCCATCTGTTGAGGGTGGATACAGAAAGATTGAGGGTTATGTAAAGCACGACACCAATACTGTAGCTGGTTCTGGTATTATTCGTGGTCTTACATTTTACGGTGGTCGTGTATATGCCGCTAGAGGAACAGAGTTATACAGATCATCTGGTAGTGGATGGACACAAGTAACAAACAATGTTGTTTTTTCTAGTGTCGGTATTGGTTTAGGTGGCTCTGGAACTGTTAGATTTGAAAAGTACGATTTTAACGGCACTGAAAAACTATTTATTGTAGATGGTTCTAGCAAGCCTTTTATATTTGATGATAATGCGGGAACACTAACAGAGTTAACAAGTTTAAGTGGCGACTTTACTGGATGTGATTTTGTAGTACAGTTTGCAAATCACTTGTTTTTAGCTAACGGACAAAACTTATTTTTCTCTGCTCCGTATAAAGATACCGACTTTAGTGTAGGTAGCGGTGGTGGTGTTATTAACATCACAGATGATGTAACTGATCTGATTGTTTTTCGTGAGCAGTTAATCGTATTTGGTAAAACCGTTATCAAACGTATTACTGGAAATAGCATAGCAGATTTTCAGTTGCATGACATCTCTACTGACTTGGGTGCTATTCAACCTGATACAGCAAAAGAGGTTAGTGGTGACGTAGTATTCCTTGGGCCAGATGGCATACGTACACTAGGTGCTACTGACAGGATTGGTGACTTTAATCTTGCTGTTTTATCTAAACCAATTCAGTCACAGGTCACTAACTTTGTCGATAACGCAAGTGCTTTTTGCTCTTTAGTAATTAGAAACAAAAGCCAGTATAGATTATTTGGTTATGCAAGTGGTGTGTCAGATGCATCTAGTCTAGGTGTGATAGCATCACAAATAGGTGAAGGCCAGTTTGCTTGGGCAGAAACTCGTGGCATTAATGCACGTGTAAGTTTCAGTGAATATGTAGATGATGAAGAACGTATTTACTTTGCTAATGATGATGGGTATGTATATAGATTAGAACGTGGTTCTAGCTTTGATGGAGAAAACATTCTTGCAACATTTGCTAGTCCTTTTCTGACTTTTCAAGACCCTAGACTACGTAAGACTTTTTATAAAGCACACTTATACACCGATCCAACAGGTTCAGTAGAAGTAGACTTTCAGTTAATACTTGACTTTGACAGGGCTAATACTAGCGTTGTTCAGCCAAACATCATACCGTTAGCTAATAACACAAGTAATTTTTCTAGGTTTGGATCACCATCAGCTACATATGGTACGGCAACATACGGTTCAGGAAACGTGGACAGCATACTGGAAACACAGATAATCGGGTCTGCATATAATGCATCAATAACACTAACATCTAACGATATTAATCCACCTTTTTCACTAGATGCTATCATTATTGAATTTGCAATAAACGGAAGAAAGTAATACTATGGCAGGTTATACCAGACAAGCAGCAGCTAATATTGTAGCTAATAACATTATTGATGCTAATGATTTTAACGATGAGTTCAACGCTATTGAAGCAGCGTTTAGCGCATCAACAGGGCATACTCACGATGGTACTGCAGCAGGTGGCGCACGTATTCTTGAGATTGGTCCTGCCGGTGATCTTAATGTATCAAGTACCCAAGTTACACCACTGACAAGTAATACACTTGACTTGGGATCAGTAGGCGCACAATTTAAAAATCTATACATTGACGGTAATGCTCATATTGACGGCTTTGATGAGGATACTACATTCCTTCTTGCAAATAAAGTGCAGTTCCGTGATAACGCTCTGTACATTCATTCGTCTGTAGATGGTCAACTTGATATTGCTGCAGACGTAGAACTACAGATTGTTACACCTCTTGTAGATTTAAATGGCGACTTAGATGTATCAGGTAGCATTACTGCAGGAACAACAATTGAAATTGGTTCATCTAGTGTAGACCAAACTGAACTTGGTATTCTTGATGGTGCAACTGTAACAACGGCAGAGTTAAACATCCTAGATGGTGTTACCGCTACTGCTAGCGAAATTAATATTTTAGATGGTGCAAACATTACTACTACAGAACTCAATATTCTGGACGGTAGTAATACTGCATCAGGTGTTACAATTAATACCGTAGACAGGCTTATTCTAAACGATAGCAGCGTAATGAAACAAGTTGCTATGTCGGACTTTGAGGATTACTTTGAAACGTATCTTGTTTCAATGCCTAACGTAACAACTGTCGGCGCACTTAATGCTGGCTCTATTACTAGTGGTTTTGGCAATATTGACACTGGCTCTTCTACTATTACCACTACAGGTGCAGCATCTCTTGGAAACACTTCTGTATCAACCCTTAATGCTAGTGGTGCTGCTACACTATCTTCTACCTTATCTGTAACCGGAAACTCTACACTGTCAGGTAACTTGACTGTACAGGGTAATACTACTATTGGTAACGCTGCATCAGACACAGTAACCTTTATTGCAGATGTATCTTCTAATATTATTCCTTCTATTACTAATACATATACACTGGGAGATAGTTCTAACTACTGGTCTAATGCTTATATGCAAAGCATTAACACAACCAGTAATGTGGCTGTAGGCGGTAACTTAACTGTTACAGGCAACCTTACTGTTAACGGTTCTACTACCACTGTCAATACAGCTAACACAGTCGTAGCTGATTCTTTGATTGAACTAGGTAATGGTACATCTGGTTCACCTGTTAATGATGCAGGTATTGTTATCGAAAGAGGTACATCTTCTAATGCCTTTATTGGCTGGGATGAAAGCCTTGATAAGTTTGTTGTTGGTACAGGATCATTTACAGGAGCCTCGACTGGTAACTTATCTATTACTACAGGCACTTTGTTAGCTAACATTGAAGGTACAGTAAATGCATCTAGCTTCCAGATTAGTGGAACAACAGTTAATGCTACAGCAGCAGAGTTAAATAACCTAGATGGATTTACAGGTACAGTAACCGACCTTAACTATGCTAAAGACTTACGTTCAACAGGCGTAACCTCTACTGAATATGACTACCTTGACGGTGTTACAAGTAATATTCAAACACAAATAAACGGTTTGTCTAGTGCTATTGGTGGTGTCAGTACTGAACTTGTAAACGATACTACACCGCAGCTTGGCGGTCAACTGGACACTAATGGTCAGTCTATCAAGTTTGGTAGCTGGACTATTGTGCTTGATGGTACTGACTTAGAGTTTAGGTATAATAACGTAGCTAAATTTAAATTAGACTCTAGTGGCAATGCTACTGCGGCAGGTAACGTAACTGCCTACGGATCACCATAATGACACTGCAATCTTCAGGTGCAATATCATTAGCTAATCTTGCCACAGAATTTGGAGACGGTGTTCCACATTCTATGTCAGAGTTTTACAAGGCTGGTAGTTTAGTGCCAACTACGGTTCCCGATGCTGTAACCGCCAGCAATCTTGGCGGCACTAATTCACCCAACGCTAGATATCCTGCCATCAGCGGCTACGATCCACAGATAAATACTTTTAGTCGGCTTTACACGCAGGCACTGTGGGGTGACAACGGCAGTACCATTACTATGGACCGAAACTTTACTGTCAATAAAACTGGTACATATAATTATTACGTTGGTTATTATATACAAGGAAGCGGAACAGCCACTGTAAGCATGTA